AAAATAAAGAATAATCGGATAAAATGGCACGACTACTTCGGTAGTTTTTCTTGCAAGAAAACACATTTTTAAGGATTATCATGTATTCAACAAGAGCAGAAAGCGGTGAGAAATTACCAAAAGGCGCAAAGTCTAGTGACCGTACAGGCGAAAAAATGGGTAGCGAAAAAGGCCCAAACAGCCTTAAAGGCGTGCCTAGCGTAACTGGCGCTAAAGCACCAATGGGCGCTACATCTAGCGATATGTCTGGTGAGCGCAAGGCAAAGCTAGTTGGTGGCGTTGGCATGGGTAAAATGGACGGCATCGGAAGCCGTGAAATGAGCCACATGGGTAAGAATGACGGCCGTACTGGTGAATTCAACACAGGTTCTAAAGAACACGACTGTTACAGCCACGAGCGTATGCCCCACGTTCAAGATATGTAAAAAGCGAAACGCCCCAAAGATAACGGTCTAAGGGGCGCTTCTAATCAAACCAAGTAATAAGGACTTGAAATGACTAAGAGCGATTGTAGTAGTTGCCGGTTTTTTATACAAAACCCAACGTTAAACATAGGAAGTTGCCGTAGGTACCCGGTATACCAAAATAGGCATGGTAGCGAATGGTGCGGTGAGCACGCCCTAGCCCATTACGACTTGCCAGACACAATAGAAAACTTGGTTGCAAATGCCGAATTAGAGGAAGAATTTGCAAAAATACCAGTTGTAACCCTAGAAAAACAGAAAAACAAGGGTGGCCGCCCCAGAAAGGTAACCCGCATATGAAGCCCATAAAAGACAAACTAATTGTTAAGCCAATACCGCGCATACAAAGCGCGTTGTACGTTCAAACGGCCGAAGTGGACACGGTTGGGTATGTAGTGGCCGTGGGGGATGAAGCAGCCGAGGAAGGTTTAAAAGTAGGCGATAAGGTATATTTCGGCACGTTGGCTAAAGACTACAAAGACGAGTATCTAAAATACCACAACTTTAAAGATGGTGACGATAAGTTATTAGTATTATCATGGCAAGACATTTGTTTTATAGAGGAGTCAGAAGATGCCGTTAATTAAATCAATCAAAAAAGAAGCGTTTAAAAAGAACATTGAAACCGAAGTAAAAGCCGGTAAACCCGTTAAACAGGCCGTGGCCATAGCATACAGCGAAAAGCGTGAAGCAGCCAAGAAACAAAAGAAAGGTAAATAATGTTTAATTTCAAACACGAAGTTCAAGACGTAAACTTAATCATCACCGCGCTAGAACATAAAGTGCGTGATATGCAATTGTTAATCCAAAAGTTAACAAAACAGGCTAACGAACAATTACCAGCACAAGCCGAACCAACAGATGCAAGTCCAACAGTACAAAGTTGAAGACTTAATACCTTACGCCAACAATTCACGCACACATTCTGATGCGCAAGTAGCCCAAATAGCTGCAAGCATAAAAGAATTTGGGTGGACAAACCCAATATTGGTGGATGGCGAAAAAGGTATTATTGCTGGGCACGGCCGGTTATTGGCAGCGCGTAAGCTAGAAATGTCAGAAGTACCCGTTATTGAACTCAATCATTTAACGCCTACACAAAAAAAAGCATTAATCATTGCAGACAATAAATTGGCATTAAATGCTGATTGGGAACAAGAATTATTAAAAATTGAAATTCAAGCGTTATCTGATGATGATTTTGATATTACTTTGCTAGGGTTTGACGAAATTGAGCTTGGTAAAATGTTTGACGAAATGGACGAAGAAGACGATATAAAAGCTCAAAATTACAACGAAGTATTTAATATTATTGTTGAATGTGAAGACGAATCTGAACAAGAAAAGATATTTAATAGACTGAATACTGAAGGGTACAAATGCCGTGTGCAAAGTTTGTAATTGAATCCAAAACATCAGATTCATTCAAAGCAAACAAAGTCAAATCAATGTTTGACTGTGAAATGGATGTTGTTACTAAAACTTTTGATGTAAATATTCCTATTGAAGATACAAAATGGAATATAGGCTTAATTGTCGGGGCATCAGGAACTGGTAAAACTACGATTGCCAAGCAAATATTTAAGAATTATGAGTTTTTTGAGGGTTTTGAATGGGTTGGGCAGTCAATCATTGACGATTTTGGCGATCATTCAGCAAAAGACATTACAGAAATACTGTCAAAAGTGGGTTTTGCATCCCCCCCTGACTGGCTAAAGCCATTTTCTGTGCTGTCAAATGGGCAAAAAATGAGAGCTGAATTGGCCAGATTGATCTTAAACTGCAAAGAGCCATTCATTTATGACGAATTCACTTCAGTCGTTGACAGACAAGTTGCTTGTATAGGGTCAGCTGCCATACAAAAGTTCATTAGGAAGCAAAATAAGCAGTTTATAGCGCTTTCCTGCCACTATGACATTGAACAATGGTTAGAACCTGATTGGGTTTTTGACTGTAATACGATGCAGTTTTCTCGGAGGTCACTTTGTCGACCACCCATTGAATGTAAGATCAGGGAAGCCAAACAGTCAGAATGGTCACAATTCATGGACTTTCACTATTTGAGTCATGAACACAACAATGCAGCGCACAAATACATTTGCGAAATTGAAAATCAGCCCGTTGCTTGGTGTTCAGTATTGCATTTTCCTCACCCATCTGTTAAAAACATGAAACGCATACATCGAATCGTTGTTAAGCCAGATTATCAAGGAATTGGTATCGGATCACGATTTATGACTGAAATAGCTAAAAAGTACAAAAAACAGAAAATGCGAATAACTTTGGTGACAAGTTCCCCTGCTTTTATTCATGGCTTGCAAACATCAAAAAATTGGATAATGACACGGAAACCTAGCAGAGTAACGCATCCGTCCCCAAAAGGTGTATTAAAAGGCACAACATCAGACGAAAGACTTACTGCAACATTTGAATTTAAAACGTAATAAAATAGTCCTAAACATTTCCCCCCAATAAAAATATGCTTGAACACGAACCAAATGACGAACTAAGAAAAACGGCAAAAAGAGCTGCTGGTCTAGGTCTTCCGCACGAGCAGATCGGGGCGCTGATTGGCATTAGCGATAAGACTTTACGCAAATATTACGCGCCAGAATTGGCTTTAGGTAAAGCGCAAGCATCAGCCAGAATTGCACAGACTTTGTTTAATAAAGCTGAAAAGGGCGATACGACTGCTATGATCTGGTGGACAAAAGCCCAGATGGGTTGGGGCGAAACAAATACTACAAAACTGGCCAACCCTGACGGTTCAGCAATTGAAGGCTTCCAAATAGTATTTAAAGATGGCCAACCTAGCGGAAGTTGAATTCCCCGTTAAGCTGCAATGCTTATTTAAGAAAAGTCGGTACAAAGTGCTTTGGGGTGGGCGCGGGGGCGCAAAGTCTTGGGGTATAGCCCGTGCTTTGTTAATACTAGCCACAAAGAACCCATTACGCATACTATGCGCCCGTGAATTCCAAACTTCCATACGGGATTCTGTACACAAGTTACTTAGCGACCAAATAGTAAGTTTAGGCCTAACCGACTTCTACGAAATAACAGACCGCACCATACGGGGCAGAAACGGCAGCGAATTTAACTTTGTAGGCCTGAAGAACAATGTGGCCAACGTAAAAAGTTTTGAAGGTATTGACGTATGCTGGGTGGAAGAAGCACAAACAGTATCTGCCCGTAGCTGGGACGTGCTTATTCCTACCATTCGTAAAGAAGGCAGCGAAATATGGGTTTCTTTTAACCCGGAACTGGAAAGCGATGCTACCTACCAACGGTTTATTCAGCACCAACCAGAAAACGCCATAGTCCAAAAGATTAACTGGAACGACAATCCTTGGTTTCCTGAAACGCTAGACCTAGAACGGCGCACGTTGCAATCCCGCGACCCTGAAGCCTACAACACCGTATGGGAAGGGTTATGCCGCCAGACTGTGGACGGTGCCGTGTTTGCCCGTGAAATGCAAATGGCCGAACTGGAAGAACGCATTACCAAAGTGCGCTACGACCCTACCAAGCCTTGTTACACCGTTTGGGATTTGGGTTGGGCAGACAGCACGGCCATTTGGATAGTTCAGTTCATAGCCCAAGAAATACGGTTAATTAGGTATATTGAAGACAGCCAACAAACCATAAGCCATTACCTTGCCTTGCTGCAAACCTTTGGCTACGTCTACGACACGCATTGGCTACCTCATGACGCGCAGAATAAAACTATTGGTTCTAATGGCCGTAGCATTGAGGAAATAGTGCGTAACGCCGGTTTTAAGACTAAGATTATTCCCAAAACTAGCGTGGTGGACAGCATTAACGCAGCCCGTACATTGTTTAGGAACTGTTATTTTGACCGGGATAACTGCTATGACGGCCTACAATGCTTACGCCACTACAAATATGACGTAGACCCAGACACAAAGCAGTTCAGTAAAAACCCGCTTCACGACCAATATTCCCACGGCGCAGATGCCTTCCGCTATATTGCGTTGGGCGTACAAGAAACTAGACCACGCAAGCCAAAGCAAATACAATATGCTCACCCCCAAAGTTGGATGGCGTAATTTAAGGAGTTATTGTGCCCACAGTTGCCGATATATATAGCGCTGCGGATAGCCTAAAAAGAAGGTTGTCCGATGCGGCATCTAACCCAATTGACAGTTTTATGCAAATGGTTGGCAATGCCAACGATAGAGCTGGTGCTTTTAATCAACAAATGGCGGATGCTGCTAGAGAGCCTTTGACAGGCCCAAAAACTATAGAATTAGCTAGAACTATGGCTAATTCTTACAGTCCAATTGGAACTGTTGAATATAAAGGTAGTCATGTAGCCCCAAATGCAAAGGTTTATGGCGCTACTTTAGATGATTTATCTAAAATAATGCCTGCTGATGTTTATTCTTTAAGTGGAAGAAGAATCTATGGAATAGGAGAACATCCGATTGATTTTGAATGGCATAGAGCCGCTACAAAAGCTAAAGGAAAGCCAGAAGCTCAAATTGATGTTTATAGAGCTGTTCCAAGTGGAATTAAAGATATAAATCATGGAGATTGGGTGACAACAAGCCCAACTTATGCCAAATGGCATGGGGAAAATGTATTAAATGGTGATTATGATATTGTCAAAAAAACTGTAAAAGCCAAAGAACTTTCATCTGAGGGCTACCCTTATGAATTTGGTTGGCATGACGAAGAACTAAATAAATAAAGGAACAAAATGGCATCAGATTACCAAGACGGCGATTACAACCCGATTATTGACGAAGCAAAGCAATTCCTAAAGTTTTGCAACGATGCCGACACCATGAACCGGCAAGAAGCGCTGGAAGACCTTAAGTTTGCTTCCGGTGGTGACCAATGGCCAGTTGACCTACAAAATAGCCGTAATTTGGAATCGCGCCCCGTTCTTACTATTAATAAGCTAGACGGGTACTGCCGCCAAGTAACCAACCAACAACGCCAACAGCGCCCACGCATTAAGGTTCACGCAACCAACACGGTAGAAGATGCTGCCGAAGCCAAAGTTATTCAGGGCATGGTGCGCCACATTGAAGTTAATAGCAACGCAGACAAT